AAGGGCTTACAAAAAGATGGAGGAAGAAGAGTCAAAGAAGCGTCAAGAGGCTATGTTCAGGAACCTAATCACAATGGATGACGAGGACTAACACTTTCCCACCCCAAAAAACAAACCCCTCATTGCGAGGGGTTTTTTATTTGCCAGAAGAAAGAAAATAACTGAGGTAGAAACAGGTACCGTTAGAAGTACCTGTTGCTATTTATCATACACACCAAAAAGCCAAAAGACAACAAGGTCGTTGCCTATTCTTCCTATCATAAGTATAGTAGTCATTGTCAAACATTGACGCAGAAGAAGAAAAGACCCTGCAATGGGGTACAACTTGATAACTGAAGGATACACTATGACTACCAATGTTAATTGGGAGGCATTCGGCGAACGTGTTGAAGATTACCTCCGACAAAACCTACCCGCAAAAACCATCGAAAGCCTACTGAACAAACAATTCCGTTTCGAAAACGAACAGGATAAGAAGACTGCTATTGACATCATTGATGCAATTCAGGAGGTTCTCGAACAAGAACAAACCCATAACAACGTTATTTCGTTTCCTCACATGAAGGAAGTGCGTAAGGACGTTTGGGTTCCAGTCACACGATTGGAAAACACTCAGTGCTTACTTGACTATTACAACATCACCGCCCGATACAATGAAATGACGAAAAGGGTTGAGGTTGTTGTGCCAGGTGAAACACTCATTCCCGACTTATACGACAACCAAGTGCTAACAGTTGTTCGAGACCTCGCTCGTTTGCACGGTTTGCCTGTTAAGGAGATTGAGGAACACATCGAACTTCTCGCCCAACCGTATCACCCCGTTCGTGAATGGATCCAGTCTAAAGAATGGGACGGTGTTTGCCGTTTAGAACAATTTTACGCCACCATCGAAACCGCCCACCCAATGAAGAAACTTCTAATGAAGAAGTGGGCATTAGGTTGTGTTTATGTTGTGATGAACCGCAGCGGTGGAAGGTTAGAGGGTACGCTTTGTTTCGATGGCAAACAAGGAACTGGTAAGACGAGTTGGCTGAAATCGCTTGTTCCTGATCCAAGTTGGATAAAAGAAGGTGTTAGTTTGAACCATAAAGACAAGGATACGTACATCGAAGCGTTAGGGGCTTGGATTACTGAACTTGGTGAGTTGGGAAGCACGTTTCGTCGAAGCGACATCGACGTGCTCAAAGCGTTCCTGTCGAAAGAAGCCGACCACTATCGTCCTCCTTATGCGAAAAAGGCAAACCAATACCCACGACGCACTGCTTTCTTCGCAACGACTGATTCAGGGTCGATGCTTATTGATAAGGCTGGAAATCGACGTTTTTGGGTACTCGATGTGGAAGCCATTCACAGAGAGCACGACATCGACTTGCAACAACTGTGGGCTGAGTTCGCAGTTCTCAAGGCAAAGGGTGAAGCACATTGGCTCGATGTTGATGAACTCGAACAACTGAATGACCTGAACCTCAAATTTGAAGCTAGAGACCCAGTTATGGAAAAAATGGAAAGTTGGAACATTGAACCCTTTATGGATGATTGCCGCAATTCGTTCAGGGGTAATGCCACTGCTATTCTAAATCTCATCGGTTATAACAAACCGACACCAGTGGAGGTGCGAAGTGCTTCGACTTATTTGGAGCGACACGGCATTCAGTTTCAGAATAAGGCTAAGCGTGATTATTACATCTGTTATGCTGCTCCTGATACGTTTGCTGGGTCTATTGCACAGACACTCAATGGGAAGGTGACAAGGCTGACAGGAGGCTGACGGAGGGCTGTCAGCCAAAAAGTTCTGTTTTCTTAGTTCTTTATAGTATAGGCTTACAGGCTGACAGCATTCTTATAATAAAGGGATAAAAGGAGAAGGAGAAGAATAGGTGGTATAAGAGGGATGTCAGTCAGCCAGCCTCTAAGCCAATAAAAAGGGGCACATCCTGTGCCCCATAACTCGACTTACATACTCTAAGGAACGATGGAACGCCAGAACCATCAAAGGTATTTACTCAAGTTTCAGTTCGGCTCGGTCTTTATTTTGCAGTCCCAACTCGAACAGCAGTTCAGATGTTAGCAGTGATGCTTCGAGAAGATACCAGTCTGGGACCCTTTCTTCACGTAAAACCGAGGCTGCCATCAAAAGGGTAATGAGAACACTTTTATCAACATCGAGGTTCAGTGAGAGACGAACCAACTCGTCTGCCAACTGCTCTTGTTCGATGATTCTTGTCGATCGTTGGCGTGGTTTTGGGGTCTTGACGATAGGTGTCTTTCGTTTTTGTTTTCTGGACGCTAAACGACGATCTTGCTCACGCTTTTTCTTCGTTAGCTGGTTGATTTCTTTTCGCTTCTGCATCTCTTGTTTGTCTTTTTCATTCATCGGGATTCCACCTCACGCACAACCTTATAAAAATGGAGAAGTTGTTCCCCATCCACTTTTCTTGTATAGTCGATCAATCATAAGGAGAAAACATGAAAGAACCAACCGTCATTATAGTATACCACAATGTTACCACAAAAGTCATCCACAATTATCTTGCTGGTAAGCGAGGTCTTCACTGTGGCAACGGATCCGCCTTGCTTGAATTCCAGTGTTCTTACACCGACGAAACCCTCACCGCATTGTTCGATAGTGTTGAGGGGAGAGCGGACGATTGGGAAAAGGAAGAGATCGACAGTCAGTTCCAGAACTTGATCGCCATTTGCAAAACACCACTGCAGCAGGTCGAAACGAGCGACATGGCAAACATGTTCGTCACCATCATCGCATTAAAGTATCTGTTGGGAACATCTGATAGGTTGCGAAACACTGGCTACATTGTTATTGATGATGAGATAGCAGGCAAAAAGAAACCCTCACCATGAGGACCAACTCAAGGAACGGTGAGGGTTTCAGGGTGAGGTGGAATGTCTAACGGAGAACCACCTCAAGTCAAATTGTGTGCCAGTTTCGGAGTCTCCCATACTGGTGGATGGTCAAATGAAGGAAAGAAAACTAACCCTGCTCCTAAAATTGTGTGCCAGACTATTCGGCAGAGTCATTCTGGCTAGGACCAGTCAGTACGTCACCGAAAGATGACGACACTGCCTTATTGTTCTTTCCTCGCTTCTCTATTCTTCTGACACTGAATGTCATTAACATTGCCGCACCAGTTTGCTTTCTGCTCGAGTTTAGTGATTCGTTTCTCAACCTCTGTTAGTCGTTCAAAGGTGATGTCTTTGAGAGTTGAATGAGCGTGTGCCAAAACTCTAATCTTCAACCACGACCGTAGAAAACAGGCTAACCAGTTAAACATCATTTCTTCTTCCTCAATTCGATGTATTGGTCAAGATCCATCACCACCAATGGCTTTTGTCTATTGCGAGCGATGATGAGGTAATCGACTGGTTCAAGCCACTTCCACATGTTCATAGAAATGTTCTCACGCTTCTTTAATTCGTAAAGCGTTCCATCTTCACCCAACACATCGCCCGGATGATCAGGATGTGAGCCTGACAATACGACACGCTTCGATGGTAGTCCGTTCTTTGTTAGTATTGCTGCTATGTCTCGCTCGAACTGTGAGCCTTTTACTTTACCTTTGCTTGGCATCAAATAAACCTTGTTTGTTTCACGTATCGTTTGGATGGTATCGCTCCCCTTCTTTCCATCTTCAACTTTACAATCTTGTTGAAATACTCTTTGTCGGTAATGTCGAGCGACTCTGCTGAAGGGTAATACAGAGTTCCACCAATTTCGATCACCCAAACTTTCTTCTCAATCCGTTGACGTTCTCGCCATCTCTTGTTGGCTTGTCGGTTGGCATCGGGGTGTCGTTCTCTATGTAATTTGGCATGCTTGCGACGTAGATCAACGTACTTGTGTTTGTTCTTGTGGTACGACTGTAAGTTCGACGCATTGATGGAGTCTCTGTTCTTTTCACGATACTCAACATTGTACAATCTGCGTTTTTCATTTTCCATCTAATTATTTTACACGATTATGGTTTGTTTGTCAATAGTCATAAATACCCATTATGACGTTAGTCACAACCATCGGGGATGGAGAAACAGGATGAGACGGGGTCCTCCTAATGAAGAAGAACTGAATCAGATCACAAAATGGATTAGCGAAGGGGTAACAGAAGCATCGGTCGCTGCTCAATTCGGTCTGAAGTATCGTTCTTGGTATGATCGCAAAAGAAAGTACCCTCAAATACAGGAAGCTGTGGATGATGGGTTAAAGAAAGATTTCGAGTTGTGCTACAACTTGATTAGAAAGCGTGCGTTTGACGACAACCGAAAGGATGCATCGGCAAACATGTTCTTCTACCTCAAGACAAGGCACCATGTTAGCGATCGCCCTGACCTTTCCAATAATAAGGAGAAGGTTAGTAGCATCAAGTTTCCTTCCATCACACCCGAGACAGTTGAAAATGAAGATTGACGTGCGGGAACCTGGATGGAACTTGAAATTCCACTTCTAAAACATCAACTGGACTTTGTTCAAGACTTGGATCATCGTTATTTGGCGATGGTTGCTGGTTATGGTTCTGGGAAAACTTTTGCCTTTTGTGTAAAGGGCATCTTCATGGCGTTTCTCAACATGGGTTTCAGTGGTGCCTTGCTCGAACCAACCAATGCAATGGCATCTGACGTGCTTATTCCAGTATTCGAAGACGTTCTAAACAACTTTGGAATTGACTACACGCTTCGTTCTTCACCCTATCCGACGTTCACTCTTCATTTTGAGGAAGGTGATTCCACAATCCTGATTCGCTCGGCAGAGAACTATCGTCGATTGGCTGGTTTGAACCTTGCTTGGTTCGGTGTTGACGAAGCTGATACCATCCAAAAGAGTGTCGCATGGAAGATGTGGCGACTTTTAACCTCTCGTTTGCGTGCACGTGCTCCTCATGTTCAGGGTTTCACAACCTCAACGCCTGAAGGGTATTCGTTTCTGTATGAGTATTTCGTTAAGGAACCTCGTGAGGCATTACAGACAGGTAAGGTGATCACCAATCGTCGCATCATTCACGCTCGAACGTATGACAATCCGTTCCTTGAGGATGACTACATACCATCACTCTTGAACGACTATCCAGACAATCTGGTGGTGAGTTATCTTGAGGGTCAGTTTACCAACCTGCTAACTGGAACGGTGTATCATGCTTTTGACAGGATGAGAAACCATTCGAATGTTGTATTAACAGACTTCGATGAGAAGAATGTTCGGGGTGAGGTGATAAAGTATGCTGACGTTCATGTTGGGATGGACTTCAACGTTGGTAAGTGTTGTGCCATCTGCCACATTATCGATCCTGACACAAACCACCCAATTGCTGTCGATGAAATAACGGGCGAACAAAACACTGAGACAATGATAAAATCGTTAAAGGCACGGTTTCCAAAACGGTCCATCATTGTCTATCCAGATTCGAGTGCAAAGAGTGAGAAAACGAACGCTGCCATGACAGATTTGAAACTGCTGCGGCAGGCAGGCTTCACTGTGAAGTCAAATAGCAAGAACCCTCCTGTTCGAGATCGTGTAAACAGCATGAATGCGATGTTTCGGAATGCTGAAGGTCAGATTCGTTATCTCGTCAACACTAATAAATGTCCAACCTATGTTGAGGCGTTGGAAACACAGGCATACGACAACTACGGAAAGCCTGATAAGCAGCACGATCAAGACCACCCTGTAGATGCAGGAGGGTATTTCATTTACAAGAAGTATCCACTACACCATCACCACAAAAAGGTGAAGATTAAAGGATTTTAAAGGAGCATCATTATGCCTGTTGATTCATACCACCCACAATACTGTAATCACCAAGCCGAAGTGTGTGAACACGCTTATGAGGGTAAGGTGAAGCAATACGTTCCAAAGCCAACTGGAATGTCCACCAAAGAATACGAGCAATACGTTTCTCGTGGTGTTTACTTCAACATGACAAAACGAACTGTTGAGGCATCTGTTGGAGCAATCACTCGTCGTAACCCAAGTACCAATGTTGAAGACATTCAGATTGTGGATGACTTGAGTGTAAATGAGTTCTGTTCACAGATTGCTCGTGAGTTGTTTCTATCTGGACGAGCAGGCGTTCTTGTTGATTATGACATGGATAAGGAAGCCCCTTACCTCTGCTACGTTGAGCGTGAGAACATCATCAACTGGCGTTCCGACTACTCAATGATAATGCTGAAAGAGCACGTTCTTGAGGAAAACCCTAAAGATCCTTACGAACTGGTTTATGTTTGCCAGTATCGCAAGCTGTTTATCAATGAACAGGGCTTCTACGAATACACAGTGTATCGTAAAGATGGTCAGGATAACTTCTATGTCTATGATTCAAACATTCCAACGTATCGTGGCACACCATTCACAGAAGTTCCATTTGTGTTCGTCAACCCATTCGACATAACACAGGACGCTCACGAACCAATTATCTTGAACATGGCACAGATCAACATCAGCCACTTCATCTCAACTGTCGACATTGAGCATGCAGTTCACTTCACCGCTCTTCCACAGCCCTATGTGGCTGGAGACTTTGCTCGTGATGTGGAGGGTGACATTCCTATTGGTTCGTTCGACGTGTGGATGCTCGAAGCAAATGCAAAACCTGGCTATCTGGAGTTCAGTGGTTCTGGATTGAGCTCTATAGAACGTCGGATGACAGACAAACAGGAACAAATGGCTGCAATTGGCAGTCGTTTGTTAATTCCGAAGAATGGTGTTGAGTCAGCCGATGCCCTTCGAATGCGAAGTGCGGCGGAAAGTGCGACACTTGCGAATGTTACAGGAGCAATTGAGTCCGCTATGCAGACTGCTCTTGCTTACTACATGGCTTGGCTTGGACAGCCAAACTACTCTGTTGAATTTCACATGAGCCGTGATTTCAATGCGAGTGTATTGGGTCCAAATGAGATGAAGTCTCTGATGGATCTTTACATGAACGGCACAATCTCACAAGAAACGTTCCTTGACAATTTGTATCGTGGTGAGATTACGCCAGAAACACAAGAAGAGTTGGAACGATTGACTATGGAGAAGACAGGAACATCCGATGTTGTTGACACGACAACAGAGGAAACGGGTGAAGAAAGTACCAACTAAATAACATTCTTGTATAAATAACAGCATAGTGCCTCGGGGAGGACAAAATGAGTTTAGATTATAGAGTAACAACTGTTCCAGAGGGTCTGGAAGAGCATTATAAGCAAGACGGTGATAATGGGTTTGTGTTAGAGGTCGCTGGCGTGGTGGATGAAACATCTTACAACACGCTGAAGGCTGAAAGTGAAGAGTCAAAAGCCAAAGTCAAAGAATTTCGAGACAATAACATCAAACTGAAAGAGCAGATTGAAGGGTTCAATCATCAAAGTGCTCCAGAAGGCGATGCTAGTGCCGATGTCCAGGCAAAAATTGATGCTGCTGTGTCTGGGATGAGAGAAAGACTTGACAAGTTTGAGAACGAAAACCAAACACTCACTCACCAGTTAGAGGAAGTTGTGTTGTCCGATCGTGTAAAGGACATCGCTGTTCGGAACGGGGTTCATGAATCGGCACTTCCTGATGTTGTAACACGAGCTCGTAGCGTGTTTACAGTAAAAGATGGAAAACCTGTCCCTAAAGATTCGGTGGGCAGGGATGAACAAGGCAATGTTCTGACTCCTGAATCTTGGTTCAAGAAGTTAGAAACAGATGCCCCTCATTTGTTCAAGCCATCGACAGGAACAGGAGCAAGACGCTCCGCCAGTGGTAGATTCGTGGAGGGTGATCAGAAGGTCACACCAATGGATCGAATCCGATCTGGTTTATCGAATCATAACGGTGATAAAACTAAGCAAATCATGTAAGGAGAATTCAACATGGCATCTGTAACACTTGCTGAAGCCCAGAAACTCGGTCTTGACGATCTCGTTACTGGCGTTATTGAAAACATCGTCGAAGTGAACCCAATGTATCGTGTCCTTCCTTTCCAGGACATCATGGGTAACGCTAAGACATACAACCGTGAGAACGCTCTCGGTGATACTCAGGTCGTTGGTATCGACGGCACAATCACAGCCAAGTCCGCTGCAACCTACACCAAAGTTACAACCAACTTGACAACCATTCTTGGTGATGCTGAAGTTAATGGTCTTCTACAGGCACAGCGTGTCGGTGGTGACATTGCTGCTTACCAGATTGCCTCCAAGGCTAAGAACGTTGGTCGTCACTATCAGTGGCTATTGTTCGAAGGTGAGTCTAACGGTGCATCGGCAGGTACCTTGTCTGATCCAGCATCTCCTAAGTTTGCTGCAGACGACGACGAGTTCGACGGTCTTCGTGCCCTTCTAACCGACATCGGTGGTGATCAGGTTCTTGACATGGGTGGTATTCCATTCACGTTTGAGAAGCTTGATGAACTGCTTCACTCTGTTAAGTCCAAGGATGGTCAGGTTGATGCACTTGTTATGAGTCCTCGTGACATCCGCAAGCTGCGTACTCTTGAGCGTGCTCTGGGTGGTGCTTACATTGGTGAAGTTAAGATGGACAGCATTGTTATGCCAACGTACGCTGGTGTTCCAATCTTCCGTTCTGACTACATTCCAACTGATTTGGCAGGTAGTGGTAGCCCAGGTTCTGGAGCTCATTCCAACATCTACGCTGTCAACTTCGACGACGGTTCCGAAACTGTTGGTGTGGCTGGTCTAACCGCTGCTACTAACATGGGTGTTCACGTTCAGGCAGTTGGTGCGGCTGAAACCAAGGATAACGACATCTGGCGTGTGAAGTTCTACTGCTCGCTGGCTCTGTACAGTGCTCTTGGGGCTGCAATGATCACAAACGTCGATGCTGCATAAGCAGACACGTAAAGCGGTCTAAAGAAAGGGTAGCTTCGGCTGCCCTTTTCTTTTTCCCTAACTCATAAATAGAATCAGTTAGCAAGGAGACATTGATGGCATTTGAATTCGATTATACCCTTCAGGGTACATCTTCCAATAGTTACGTTCCGCTTAGTTCCTACACCCTGACGCACGATAGCACCGATTACTCAATTTTAGGGGCTGACGACTATTTTGCTCGTCATCCAAAGTATGACACGTGGAATAAACTCTCCACAACCCAAAAGCAGCAGTTTCTTGTCAGGGCAAGTCTAAGACTTGATGCGGAAACTTGGTCTGGTCGCAGAACGAACTCCAATCAGGCACTGCAGTTTCCTCGGTTGTGGATGACAAGCCGTGATTTTCTTCCATCTCAGGAGTTCCTTGAGTTCACGGATGGCAATTACTACCAAGATTCGTTCCGTCTGCCACACGAAATTGAAAGAGCGTGTTGCGAATTGGCACTTTCCTATGTTGAAGAGTGGCTAGATGAGCTTCCTTTCGCTTCCAGACAGGATCAGGAACGACTACAAAGCTTTTCTGTTGGACCCATTACACAGACTCTACGAAAGGCTCGTGAAGACAAACTTCCAGACATTGTTGTTCGTTTGCTTCGTGCTTTTTCGCCTGATGGCTGGCGTGGAGAAAAATTCCCAACTTTGGTCCGATAAGGTTGAAACACACATGAAAGTGACATCATTGATAAGCGAGTTTGCCACTACTGACCTAACGTTAGCATCATTTCTGCGTGTCAAGAATGTACAGATAATTGACATGCGACGAGTGACAGAAAACCAGGTGGAATTTATTTTCAAAAATGTGGACAAACAGATGCTTCTTGATTTCAACGCTGAGAAGACGAGAGTGGAACCTAAAACCTTTTCGTCAATGTCACGGCATTTGCTAAAGTCTGCTCGCTTAATGAAGCAGATGTAAGAGAAAGGAAGATAGTTTATGGCAAATCCAATCAAAATTCCATTTGTTCAGGGTGACAGTGTTCGTTATCGTGTAACAATAGAAGCAACGACAGGTAGTCCACTTGGAATCGACTTGTCTGGCATGACAATTCGTGCCGACATTCGGAATGAGTATGATACAGAGGTTGTTGCATCGTTCACTGTTGAGGAAGTGGACTACACAGCTGGTGTGTTTGATCTTGTGCTTTCATCTGGCGTCTCAGCTTCACTGCCAGTAACTGGACACAATCGTAGTTTTGTGTTTGATGTTCAATACGAATCAACTGGATCACCTCCAAGTACTCGCAAGACACCAATTTATGGGTATCTTGTCGTTCAGCGTGAGGTAACAAGAGCATGAGCACAATAGAAGTCCCACAAGAGTTCGATGTAACTGTCAATCATGATGAGTTCACCATCACTGTTTCCACTCCAGGACCACAAGGTCCTGCGGGCACGGTTTCGGGTACGTTGGCTTGGGGGTCGTTAGTTGGTACGCTTTCTGATCAGTTGGACTTACAGGCTGCATTGGATCTGAAAGCGGATAGTTCCACTCTGACAACTCACACAAGTGATAGCACAATCCACTTTACCGCTGCTTCGTTGAACTTGGGTTCAAAAGCAGATTTGGTTGGTAGTCCGCTTCAGGTTGATCCAACTCAAATCAACCAGAGTGCAATTGATCATACCAATCTCATGAACATTGGGTCATACACCCATGCACAAATTGATAGCCACATTGATGATGCCACAATACACTTCACACAGGCGTCGATTTCTATCACCGCTTCACAAGTAAGTGATTTTAGTACAGCAGCAGATGCACGAATTGCTTTAGCAACACTTTCAGATTTGTCTGATACAGACTTTGCAGGCAGTCCAGAGTCTCGCATTGATGGCGATGTGCTTACATGGAATGCGGCTGCAAGCAAGTGGCAAGCATTGGCACTACCATCATCTTCTGGTGAAGCAAACACAGCATCCAATGTTGGTAGCGGAAGTCCAACTGTTGGAGTATTCAAAAGCAAGAGTGGAGTTGATTTACAATTCAAGTCTTTGTATGAAGGCTCTAACCTCATTAGTATAATAGACCAAACAGATCAGATTGCTATTGATGTCAACCAAGCCAATCTTGCACTTGCAGCAAGCCAGTCTACAATTGACTTACTTGGCACTCCAACATACACAACACTTCAGGACTTGCACAATGTAACTGACGGTTGTGGTATCATCACAGGTTTCAGCATTACTGATGGTGGAAGTGGAACTGTTGATGTCGCTGCTGGTACTGGTTTCATTCGTGCAGTTGATAGCGAAGTTGCAACCATTTACCCAATAGATGTTGCTGGAACAACTGGTCTTGCCCTTACGGATGGACAGATTAACTACATCTATGTTGAGTACAATGCTGGCACACCACAGATTGTTGCCACAGTAACAGAACGCACAGACCACGAGACCAACCTTCTGCTTGGTAATGTGTATCGTAATGGAACAGTTGTTCACATCAACGACTACCGCAATGTGCTTATTGTTGATGGTATTACGCATGTTGTCAAGCGTTTACTTGCAACTGAAGCAATCAGTTGGGAGTCAGGTGCTCTCGTCAGTGAAACAGGAACACGCAACTTTGCCATTACCGCTGGTGCATTCTGGGAAGGACTAACTCGCTTCACCACAAATGCACAGGATACGTCTGCTGCAACTGGTAGTCCATTAGCTCCATCCTTCTCGTACTTCTACCGTGACACTCCATCAGGATGGGTAGAAGTACCACTGCAGACGCAGATTGATAATCTGTATTATGATGATGGGACAGGTACCCTTCACGCACTAACAACGAACCGTTACGGTGTTCACTGGATTTACGAAGAGACTGACAGCAACCTCGTTGTTGTTTATGGTCAGGGCGACTACACACTGGCACAGGCACAGGATGCACAGCCACCAGGAAGCCTACCACCACAGTTGGAGGTTCACGGTATTCTGGTTGGTAAGATTATCATTCAGCAGAACCAGGCATCGTTCTTCAGCGTTGAGTCTGCATTTGATACATCATTCAGTGGTGCGGGTGTTAGTGTTCACAATGACTTGTCTGGTATTCAAGGTGGAACAGCAAATGAGTACTACCACCTAACAAACAGCGATTACACAGCAGTGCTGAACCTATCAACCAGTCTTGCTGGGAAGGCGGATTTAGTTGGTTCTCCATTACAGGTGGATCCAGCACAGATTAACAATGCTGCAATCACCATAACAGCAAGTCAGGTAAGCGACTTCAACACCAGCGTTGATGGTCGTATCGCATTAGCAAACCTTGGCGATCTTGTTGATGTTGATTTCACTGGTAGCCCATCTGTTGCAGATGGTGACATTCTGTACTACAACGGAACAAGTTGGATTAACTGGGTCCCAACCTTCCTGAACAATGTTGTTGAGGATACCACTCCACAACTCGGTGGAAATCTTGATGTAAATAGCCACGACATTGTAAGCACAAGCAATGGTGACATCAACATAACTCCAAATGGAACTGGTCACACTGTTATCACCTCACCAGAGAACATTCGTGACATCAATGGTCAGAGTGGTACGAGTTATACACTTGCTGCAACAGACGCAGGTCAGTATGTTGAGATGAGTAATGCAAGTGCGAACACGGTTTATGTGCCAGCCAACGCAGATGTGGCATTCCCTGTTGGAACAGAGATACACATAATTCAAACGGGAGCAGGTCAAACAACCATCCAATCGGTTGGTAGTCCTCCTGTTACCATTAACGCAGCAAACCAAAACGGAAGCCCAATCGGAGCACTAGCAACAAGAGACAAGTGGAGCGTGGTAACACTCTTGAAGCGTGCAACTGATACTTGGGTCCTATTTGGTGATTTGGATCTACCATAATGCCAATTCCAGGAATAACAGCAAGCGGATACAGAATACGGTCATTGGGTGGTGCGGCTCCTTATGTGGCTGACGCTGTAACATTTGATGGCAATGACTACTTGTATGCTTCAGGTGGAATGGGAGCAAGCGATGCAAGCACCATGACTCTATCGTTTTGGTGGAGAGGGGCAAGTGATGTTGTGCAGATGCCAGCTTGTTTCTTAGTTGGAACCTCATACCGTATGTACGCACAACGAGGAGCCACCAATGATGACCTGTTGATTGTGGCTCGAAATGCAACTCCATCTATTTTACTAAACGTGACAACTCCAGCGAATGCTATGCCTATAGGAAGTTGGATTCACTTTATGATGTCCGTCGACATGACCAATAGTGCCAAACGTCACATGTACATTAATGGATCAAGTGTTTCTCCAACGTGGACTACTTACAACAGTGGTAGTATTGACTTCAGTTGTAATGATTGGTATGTTGCTACTTGGTATTCTATCTCACAGAAAATAAATGGTGACATGGCTGAATTTTATTTGACTAACGAATACATCGATTTATCTGTTCAAACTAATAGGGAGAAGTTTATCACAGCCGCAGGTTCAGGAGCACAGCCTGTTGATCTTGGAGCTGATGGTAGCACACCAACAGGAACAGCACCACTCGTTTACCTACAAGGAACAGCAAGCAATTGGAATGCTGGAACAAACTATGGTAGTGGTAATAGTTTCACAATGACAGGATCTGTTACAGACAGTTCCAATGAACCAGTACAGGTGCCATAATGAAAATGGAACAACAAATAATTGAGAAAAGACTTCAACCCATCATGGAGATGATTTCAACTGATGAAGAACTACTTGCTCTTGTCCGCAAATCTGACACTACTGAACGAGAATTGATGAAAATGGTAATAGGCAAATTGAAGAATCTATCAGAGGCTCTTCAGCGATCGTTGAAGGAATAAGTAATGTGGGAAGTAGCACTTAAAGGACTCGAATCTGCTGTCAAGGCAGGACTTGAACCATTTCTGTTCCTTATTGTAGCAGGAGCAATCTTTTTTGCTTTCCGTGCACTGAAGAACATGATCCACGAACTCGATGAACGGAACACTCAACAACACGAGGACGGACAGAAGAAACAAGAAGAACGACACAACCACATTTGTGCTCGCTTCGACAAAGTGGATTACAAGGTTGAAGTACTTGATAGGAAACTTGATAACACTACCGAGCGTGTCTCAACCGTTGAGGGTGAACTGAAAGTAATCCGAGAAAGGAAGTTTCACTAATGTTCAGCTTCTTGTACCAGTTTTTGTTTGTTGACCAGAAACAAGGTCACGTAAGTCATACGAAGTTCTGGTCCAACGTTGGTTATGCAGCGATGACTTGGGCATTCTGCTGGGTTGTATACAAAGGACACACGGACATTGACGTAATGTTATGGGCTTTGTTTGGAGCCGTTGTAGTCGGGAACAGAACCATACATAAGGTTATGAATAAGGGAGGAGATTGACATGCCAATTCGTAGATGCACAACATCGAGAGGAACACGTGGATACAAATGGGGTGCGAGTGGACATTGCTACGCATCTCGTGAACAAGCCCTGAAACAAATGAGAGCCATTTTGGCTGCAGGGTACAAGCCTAAAAAGGGTGAAGTGAGCAAATGAGTAAAGCAGATACGTACCAGAAGAAGATTTGGAAGGGTTTCGGCAAGGCTGCGAAGGCTTTGGGTCGAGACTTTGACATCTATCGTTCTGAGGTGCTGACGAACCCAATTCAGGACGTAAACTGGATCGATCGCAAAAAGGCTGCATTCGCACTCGATAACAAGTATGGATCTGCTCACACCTTTGGCACTTCAATGTGGCGTTGCTTTGTTGATGGTCGTTTGAATGATCTCTATGACATTCAACAGGGCGATTACTTGTATGATAAACTGACGGGTGAGACATTCTACATTGCCACTGCTCAGCAACACTTGCCAATTATGGCGGTGAAGGCTTCAAGCACAATCTCCATCTATCGTGCTGGATACAACGACTTTAGCGATGGTGGAGCTCCAACCGATACAGAAGTGGCAGTTTCCATTCCTTGTTGGATTGAGGAACCTTCCTCCGCTGGTGGTGATTTGGGCTACATGCCCGCTGCATCGTATGGAGCAAAGGATTCAATACGAGTTCACAAGATTTTCTTGTGGGATCCAGTTGGAACCATTCAGTTGCGTGATGCTATTGTTGATCAGGACAACCGTCGCAGCCAGGTTGTGAACATTGATACAGGAGATGCAGGCACAGTGCTAACAACACTTGCTTACGATGCACAGTCATGAGTTTAAGTTTCAAGTTTGATGCACGTGCAGTTGAGAAAGCAATCGCCAAGAAGCGAAAGCGTACAACCAACTCCAAAAAAGTGCTCGATCAAATTGCTGACCAAGAGATAAAGGATGCTCGCCGTCGTATTCGAACAACAAAGGTGACACCTGAGGGACTTCCTTGGGCTCCTTGGTCGTATGCCACAATTCGGCAACGACTTCGTGAAGGGAACATTGCTCGTGGGCTGCTGTATAAATCGGGCATGTTGTATCGTTCCTTCAAAAAGAAGGTGACGAACAAGAAGTTTGAGATAACAAACACTGCAGACTACTCACGGTATTTGCAGTCAGGCACAAATAAGATGCCAGCAAGACCATTTTTAGGGTTCAGCCATAACTCCGTTCGGCGGATTGCGAAGCTGTTCAACAAACAATTAGGAGATTAACGTGTCAAACATTGATACAATTTCACAGGATTTGGTAACACGTGTGAAAACAGTTTCATCCTTCTCCAATCGTGTCGGTTTCACTGTTGGTGGACAAGACATGGATCCTTTGAATAGGGATCTTGACATACCTGCAGCATGGTGTGTTTATACGGGTGATGAAATTGTGAGTGTGTCGCCGATGAATCCATGCAGTTCGTTGATAAAACTGAATTTCGTGGTAAAAGTACTTGTTCCATACCCCAGCAGCGAAACCACACTTTTGACGACCTATTTGCCTTTGTTGCACGAGGTTGTATCAGCCATTCAGGGTGGCAGCCCCGTGTCTGGTTCAAAGTGGTTGTATGAAGGACAAGGTTTAACAGAAATGAGTGAACGTTTGGTCTGGGATCAAAGTTACTCTGTTCAAATGGGTATCTAATAAATACCGCTATCTAGTATACTATAGGAGATTTACACATGGCATGTACAGACCAGGAATACTTCGTCGGAAACGGCGACGTGCTTATTCGTCCAGTTGCGGATGATTGTGGCGATCCTACTGGTGGTTGGTTCAAGCTCGGCGACGCCGATACTTTGAGCATTTCCAATTCACAGGATTTTGGTGACCACTTTGAGTCGCAGTCAGGCAACCGAGTTCGTTCCGCTCGTTGGAGAAACTCAACAACAGTTGATTTCACACTAGCTGTCCAGAACATTTCAATTGACAACCTTGTCGTTCTTTTGCAGGGCGTTGACAGTGGTGCGGTTGCTGCGGGTTCCGTTGTTTCCGAGGAAGTCAAATTTGCTTATGAAGGCAAGTGGGTTTACACAGCGTATCCAGGCATCACATCTGTTAGCGTTAGCAACGGTAACGGCTCGCCTGCTACAGCATTAACACTCAACACCGATTACACCATAGACAGTCGTAATGGTGGTATCTACATTGTGAGTGGATCGCCTAACTTTGTTGGTGATGGTTCTTCACTCTATGTCAGCTACACACACGTTGGTATTGAGGGTGCGGTTGAGGCTCTTGCTGCTGGTGTGCAGGATTGGCAGATTCGTTTCAATGGTATTAACCTGAACGCAACGAACAAACCAGTTATTGTTACACTGAAGCGTGCTCAGATCAACGCAACTGAAGAGTTGAGCTTGATTGGTCAGGACATTACTTCGCTTTCCTTCACAGGAGCGGTTCTACCTGACACAAACAACGAGTTCTACGAGGTTGTGAAGTCTAACGCTGTTGCCTAATAGGCACGGCACTGATAAGTGGGGGAAATGGGTCCCCCACTTGTAAATTACATAGGAGGGTCGCATGACCTCTGTCACTGAAAAAGAGTTGGCTTTTCTGTTCCCGGAAGAGTCAGTGGAAATTGCTGGACATGCATTCACGCTTCGTCCATTTAGTTTCCATGAAACCTTTCTTGTTGCTGAACACTTACGGTCAGTTCTTCATCTACTTCAAGTTGGAATGTCCATTGAGGCTATTGCAGGAGTCATCGTGCAGGCTCGTGATGGTATTGAGCAAACAATGTCGCTCGCTTTGGGTTTAGATGTTGAAGTAATTCGCAAGTTCGACAACAGATCTGCAATGAAAGCCATAGTTGAAATTATAAGGATCAACAAAGATTTTTTCGCCCAACAAGTTCAGGAGGAGCTTCGCAGCCTGAACGGGTTGTTGGAAAACAAGGGCGACAAGTAACACTTGGTGAAACAGTTGTAACCCTACTGAATAATGGGTTCACACTGGAAAACATCTTTGGAGTTGATCAATTCAAGAACGGCATGTCGCTGAAACAGATTCGGTACTTTGAGTACGCCTGTGAAAGTGCAGCTGCTAAAAGAATCAATGAACAGACTGTTGCTGTTGGTCGCATCCATGCTTCCCAAGAGGACAGAAAGAACATTGATCGCAACTTGGAGCAGATGTCCAGTGCATTGCTGGTGAAATTGCTCAAGGACAAAGGATAAACTATGGCTGATTTAGACATCAAAATGCTGTTGTCGTTGAAGGATAACGCAACCAGCAAACTCAAAAACTTCCAAGGTGCTTTGAAGGGTACTGAAAAGACAGCCTTGTCTTTTGGTAGTGCTCTTAAAACTGCAGGGGTGGGCATTGCGAGTGCTGTGACAGGGATTCTCGGACTCAGTACCGCTCTGGCAGGTGCGGGTGCGGCAGCAATTTCGTATGCTGATCACATTGGCAAAGCTGCTGCAGTTTCTGACATCACTTCCGAATCGCTACAAGAACTTCGATACGCTTTCGACCAGTTTGGCTTATCCGCAAGAGAAACCGATGATGGTCTTCGTCGTTTTGCTCGACGTCTGGGTGAATTCACGAAGTCGGGCGGAGGACCTGCCAAAGCGGCGTTCGACCAGATGGGGTTGTCGAGCGACATTCTAAGTGGTAAACTTTCTGGAACCGAAAACACTTTCAACGCTGTTGTCGACATAATGGGTCAGATGACAAACACTGCTCAGAAGAGTGCGTTGGCAGCTCAGTTGTTTGGTGATGATGCAGGTCCTAAATTGGCTCTGGCTCTTGGACAGGGCATTGAGAAAATTGATGCATTGCGTGCAAAAGCACGTGATCTGGGTTTGGTTCTCTCAAATGAGACTGTGAAGGCTGCCGAAAGTGCAAACGATCAACTATCCACGATGTGGCAGATTGTTAAAGTTCAGCTCACCGCTGCATTCTTGAAACTCACACCTCAAATAAAACAGTTTGCAGACCTTGTCATTGCCAACAGAGGTAAGATCATTGAGTTTGCACAAAACATGGGCGAGTTGGCTGTTCAAGTGGTTAAAGTTGGAGCAGCACTTGCAAAATCACTCGTGAACTGGCTGAAGTTTTTCGGAGTTGTTGAGTACTCGCTTGAACAGCAGGTTGCCAAAGCCGCAAATGCATACCAGGAGCTTCTGCAACGTGGCAAATTGCGTTGGCAGTCGGAAGATGCATACAACAAGCAACTGGCAGAGCGTCGTAAGACCTATTCCGACTTGCTTGACCAATTAGTTGCCATTCAGAAAGCTCAGTCAAAGGTTTTGGATGACCAACAGAAGAACGCTCCAAAGACCGGAACAGTAGGTAAGTTACCAGGCAATGCTATTGGTGGTGTTTTAACTCCTACCGATACAAAGATGATGGATGAGCAGGTTAAGGCTTATCAAAAACACCTCGAAGACGCTGCTAAGCAACATGATCAGTTGATGACTGAGGGCAAGCGTGTCACAGAGGAGAACATGACTGCTCAGGAGAAGTATAACGCTGAGATTGATCACCTAAACAATTTGCTTCTGGAAGGTGCTATAAACGAAGAAACATTCTCACGTGCATCTAACAAAGCATTTAAAGACATGCAAGATGCTGCTTCACAGACAAACGAGTTTATGCGACAAGCAGCACGCAACATGCAAAGTGATTTCAGTTCGTTCTTCTTTGATGTGATGCAGGGCAACTTGACTGACTTGGCTGGTTCGTTCAAGAGAACAATTGACAAGATGGTTGCTGACTTGCTTGCAAGCAAACTGCTTACCTTCGTTGCTGGCAACTTCTCTGAAACAGGAGTGTTGGGTGGTCTTTTGGGTTCAATGTTCCGTGCAAATGGTGGTCCTGTGAGTGCTGGAAAGCCTTACATTGTTGGTGAGCAGGGACCAGAACTAATGATTCCAAAAACTGCTGGTAGCGTTGTCCCCAACAAAGACCTCAACAAAATGGGTGGTGGAAACACCGTTAATGTCAACATCACTGCGATGGATTCACAAGATGTCTATCGTGCTCTTGAACAGAACAAACGTCCCATTGCTGAACTTCTGTTTGGAGCAGCCAACACGTATAACTTGAGGAGAACATAATGGCATTTGATGACGTAGTCTTTCCAACCGTGCCTTTGATTCACGATCAAATTCGTGAAACGATTGACCCTGTCTCCGTTGCTTCTAATGGTTCGTACGAATACAGAACCAAACGACAGATTTGGGAACGGTTCGTGTATCGCATTTCAACACAAACAATGACAACCACACAAAAAGAGCAAATACGGAACTTTCTTTTAGCTCGAGGACACGGATTAAACTCTTTCAAGTATCACGACCCTGAACTTTCACTACTTCAGGATGCAGTACTTGACTACAATTCGGGGACGGAGTGGAATCTTGCACTTCCGCTTGACTCCACGACTGCAGGGACGCACCCATTGTTCAATCTTGACGAAACTGGATCGCCAGCATTGAGTGTTACTGTTGATGGAAGCCCTGGAACATTGGGTTCAATCTCTGTCATCAGTGGACAACCTGTTATTACGGTTTCAGGCACAACAGGAACGGAGGTTGTGAAACTTAGTGGTAATGCTTACTTCACGGTTCGCTTGGATTCAAACTTCAGCGAAACATTGCAAGCATTGAACACGAGTAACCGTCCCATTGGACATGTAGTGAATGAAATTCGTCTGGTTGAGGTGTTTGGAGAATACTAATGAAGACATTTGACCCAGTTCTCACCACTGCCATTCAGAATGGGACATTGGCAACGTTCGTCAAGGTGACAACCAAACAAAGCGATGTGTATGGTTTTACAGATCACGATCGTGAAGTAACAATCAATTCAGTTACGTACACACCATCTCCTGGTCTTTCACGATTTGTGATGGCACTTCGCAACAACATTGAAGTATCAAACCAAGAATTTACATCCGCATGGGTTGTTGATTTGCCTGAAACGGATCTGGCTGCTGGTGTGTTCGACGATGCTTCAATAGAAGTGTTTAAAGCAAACTGGGACGAGAGTCTTTCTAACTACTCTCCTGAAGCTGTAGACTTCAGCAGCGTTTCGGCGTATTTGCGACGTGATACTGCCTTTAGTGTGGCTAACTCAAAACAAGGGTTGGTTTCGTTTTGGATAAGACCTGCTCAGGTTGCAACCAACGAACAACTCTTTTTGATTAGTGCTGGTGCGACGGATCGAGTTGATCTTTATCAGCAGGCTGATAAAATTGGCTTCCATGCGTACACAGGTTCAGCCACGGATGTTTTTCTTTTCACGACCACCAGCGTTTTGACCGTAAACGAGTGGACCCATGTTATGTTTAGCTGGGACGCTGCAACATCCACCTACCACGTGTACATTAATGGTTCTGTGGCGAGCTTAACTGGCGATTCAATCACCAACGCCACAGTCGACTGGACCAATACAACCAACTGTTTGGGTTACAGCAGTGGTTTGAACTACAGTCCATTCACTGGTGAGATGTCTCAATTCTATGCTACTGGTGAGTATCTTGATTTGTCGAGTTCTGCCAACCGTGCAAAACTCATTTCAGGTTCAGGAGCAGGAGCACTTCCCGTTGATTTCGGATCAGATGGGTCCACCGTTACTGGCACGCAGCCATACGTCTTTATGAATGGAGTTGCTTCAGTTTGGAACGCTGGAACCAACCTTGGCAGTGGTGGTGACTGGACTGTGCTCGGTGGAGGCATTGCTGATTCAAGCAATGAACCTGTTTATGTTTACAATCCAAATGAAGCAACAGTGGCAACTGTGTTTGCAGGTAAGATTGGTCTTGTTCAGTGGAGTTCGGATGGATTCCGTGCTGATGTTTATGACGTGATGCAGGATCTTGCTAAACCGCTTGGTGTTCAAACAACATCGAAGTGTCGTCATAATCTGTTTGATGCATCTTCGAACACTCGTATTGGCAAATGTGGTGTTAGTTCGGGTTCCTATACTCACACAAGCACGGTTGCTGCTGTTAGTGTTGCCAAGAGAACCTTTACTGCCACTTCATTGAGTGAGTCTGACACGTGGGCTGCAAACGGCATCCTGACTTTCACAAGTGGAAACAATAGCGGATTATCCTTTGAGGTGAAGAAACATACAAATGGCTCACCCAATGATACATTTGAATTATTTTTGCCCACAGCATTCACAATCAATGCTGGAGACACCTTCAGTGTCACTGCTGGTTGCGATAAAACCTTTTCAACTTGCCAAAGCAAGTTTAGTAATGGAGATAACTTCGGTGGATTCCCTCACATCCAAGCGGAAACAAATTATAAGTGAAGCCCTAAAGTGGCTTAACACTCCGTATCAACATCAGGCTTGTGTGCGTGGTGTTGGAGTTGATTGTGCGATGCTTGTTGTTGGAGTCGCATTGGGTGTTGGATTGATTACACAAGACGACCTGAAAAAGATACCTAACTATCCACAAGAGTGGCATCTTCACAATGATGTTCCTTTGCTTCCAGGTATCATGGAGAGTTTTGGTTGTCAGACAAAACCCGTTGATGACCTTATTCCTGGGGACATTGTTGTCTTCAAGATTGGAAGAGTTGCATCACATTTGGGCATTGTGCTTGATTACCCTGAACCACGAAAAGCCATCCATGCTTATAGTGGGTCCGTCAGCAGAGTGACAATAAATTCATTAACAGGAAAGTGGCACGATCGCATTATTGGAGCCTACACTTTCCCAGGAGTTGAGTAATGGCTAAACTTGTAATACCTACCGCTGCCGCTGCCGTTGGTTTCTTTGTTGGAGGTGGTGAAGGAGCTGCTATTGGGTGGATGATTGGTAGTGCCGCAACTGCCGACAAACAAAAAATTACACTGCCACAAATTCAGGACCTACGCATTCAAACAAGTGCGTATGGAGTGATGATACCTTTTGTTATTGGTCAGCAGCGAATAAGTGGCAACATTATTTGGGCTGCTCCAAAGACTGCTCACCAAACAAAACAACGAAGCGGAAAGGGTGGCTTCAGTGGTGGAACAGAAACTGTTGTGACGACATACACTGCAAGTTTTGCAGTTGCACTTTGTGTTGGTCCAATCTTAGGTATTGGTCGTGTTTGGGCTGATGGGACACTGGTTGCCGCACCTGATAGTGGATCACCTATTACAACGCAGAACAAACTACCAGGAACCTTGTATCTGGGAACCGATACGCAGACTCCTGACCCAACCATTGAAGCAGTGGAAGGTGCTGGAAACGTTCCAGCGTATCTTGGCATTGCCTACATTGTTATGGACGAGTTTGACTTGGGTGCAACGGGACGTATTCCTAACTTTACATTCGAAGTGTTCAAAGAAGGTGGGTTGTAATGCAAAAGTATACAATAAAATGGGCAGAGCAATACAAAGACAAGCCTTGGTATGGATTGCTGCGAGTGTTGATCGCAAAACGAACAGCCCTAATTGAACCCAAGTGTGGCTGTTATGCCATCAAACTTCGTAACCTGGTGAAGAATCGAAGGGAAA